GCGCAGATATTCAGGTAGTCCACGAAAAGAACATCTGGAACAAACTTCTTCTTCAGACGCAACTCCTCAAGGAGGGCACGGAAATGATTTACCGTTGCCGTCGCTGTGGGATACTCCTTGATGATCAGCTTGCCCTTGACATTATCTCGGATTGAATCCATCTTCTTGTCATAGAGTTGCTTGGGAATCTGCTTGAGATTATCAAGAGAGATGTTCATCAGGTTAGCGTCGATACGCTCCGCAATACGCTCCTCCGCCATCTCACAGGTGATGTAAAGGACATTCAGATTCTGTGTCAAGCAGTTTGCTGCATGATGGCACAGAAACATGGACTTACCCACGCCGGTGGGGGCAATCACGACATTTAGGGTCTTGGTTGGTGTTCCACCTGCGGTGATCGTATTCATCATCTCAAGGTCAAACGGAATACGCTTTTCCTTGGTATGATAGAATTCAAATCGAGTTTCTGCATCATCGATGTAATCGTGACCGATGTGGGTGTCGAAAGACACAGCAAGGGCGTTCGACAGAATCGTTGGGATAGCCCCCTTCGTCTGCGTCTTTGACTTACCATCGATGATATGGATTGATTCCAGCACCGCGTTGTACAGAGCACGGTCCTTGCAGAACTTCTCTGTCTCGTCTATAAGCCATTTGTCATCTAGCGTCTCGTGTGCACCAAAGACGGTTTCAGTCAAACTCAAACAATTTTCCAAGACCCCATCATCAAGATCGGTCTTGTCACCAAGAATGATTTGGACTGCTGCCTTGGTTGGTAGAGAATTATACTTGTTGGTATAGTCTGAGAAGATGGAGAACAAAATCTTGTTCTCCTTGTCTGTGAAATAGTCCTCCTTGAGGAACGGGAGGACTTTTCGCACATACTTCTCGTTATGAGAGAGTTGCTGCAGAATTGTATGTTCAATCATTTTTAGACTCTGTAGTTATCTGCTTTATGGAAATAATCTTGCACGATCTTTTCAATATAATCCAATTGAGGATCAGTGATGACTGGACTTGTTCCCAAGAAGAAAGTATCGGTCATGACTTTGGTTGCTACCGGGAATTCCTTCTTAGCGTCCCCTCCATGATAACCGGAGTATGCTGGTTGAAGCAAGATGTTTCCTGCGAAATAATTTCTAGTTTGAATTTTATTCTCTTCTAGATGTTGTGTGAAGAAGTGTCTTTTCAAATGAGCAGAATTCCTTATGGTAAGAGGAAATGCAAACCAAGAAGGATCTGAATGTTCAGTCGCCTTTGGGAGATGAAAGATCTCTTCATATTTCGAGAAGATGGAATACAGGCGATTGAAATTTGCCTTTCTCTTAGCAATGAATTCATCTAATTTCTTTAGTTGAACAAGACCGATTGCAGCCTGAAGATCCAGTGGCTTAAGATTGTATCCGATCTCATCATAAACATATTTGTGGTCAAAAATTTCTCCCGGCATGCTGGGAATCCAATCATTGAATCTCTTTTTGCACATGCCATTTTTAAGACAAGAGGAAGCCTTTCCGAAACAATAACACCCTCTTCCCCACTCTCGCAGGCTCTTTATGACAGTCTCTTGCTCTTTTGTCTTACATGCAACAAAACCACCCTCTCCCATCGTGATATGGTGGGCAGGGTAAAAAGAACAAGATGCAAATTCTCCAAATGAGCCAAGAAGCTTTCCTTTATAGGTGCTGCCAAGTGCATCGCAGCAATCCTCAAGAAGGATAAGACCATGCTCGTTTACAATCTGCATCACATCGTCCATGTTGGGAGGATTCCCCAGAACATGTGCAAAAATCAAAGCCTTTGCCCCTGACTTCGCTGCTTGTTTGAGCTGTTCAATATTCAGATTTAAGGTATCAACTTCGATGTCAATAAAGACGGGAATTAGACCGTTTTGAATGATTGGATTGACTGTTGTAGGAAATCCAGCAACGGGAGTGATGACTTTATCGCCCGGTTTGAGTCCATAAAGCCTATTTGATTTTAATGCAGAAACCATAAGGAGGTTCGCACTAGATCCACTATTGGTCAAAGCACCATAGTCTTTTCCGAGTCTTTCCTTGAATTGTCTCTCAAAGCGAATGCCATTTTCACTCAGGGCGAGCCAACCATCCAGCATGGATTCTATACCAGCAACAAACTCATCATCTGTGAAACTGTGTCCAGCATAAAGGACCCAATCTTTGCCGGGAATCCATTCTTTACTTTGTCCTCTTGAAAGAGAAACAATTTCCTTGATTTTTCTTTGGAGATTGTCTTCATTGTTTATTGTTATGTCCATTCATGTTCTCCAAGATTTGGTCTACTGTATCATAAACACTAATTGATGGTCTGTATCCTATGCTTAGGAGTTTCGAATTGTCAAGACACATATTTTCAACTTGAACAATTTTATGAAACTCAGGCGTAGGAATATTATTAATTTTACTTTTTGAATTCGTCTTGTTTATTGCGTATTCTATGATGTTCTTGATTTGCACAGGAGAAGAGTTGCTGATATTGTATATGGTATTCATCTCCCCTTTTTCCATGCATGTTTTTATGGCTCGGCAACAGTCATCAACATGCATATAATCTCTTATTGCACATCCTCCATCATAAAGATCAAGGGATTCTCCCATTATAACACGATTCAGCAAGTATTGCAAGGCATTCTTTTTCTTTGAGACTTTTTTATCACCATTTCCTATTATGTTACATAGTCTCAATATCCTGTAATTTATTTTGTGAGTTTCACAATATGATGCCAGCAGTTTCTCTGCTGCAAATTTTGTTATCGAATAAAATCCGGTAGGATTGCAAAGATCTTCTTCTCTTGCCGGAAGACTCCTGATTTTTCCATATACAAACCAAGAACTTATGAAATTAAAAGTTATCTGATCTTTTAAATTCTTACATTCTTCTAAAACTTGTATTAATTTTATTAAGTTTGTATTTATATCGAGATATGGATTTGTGTGAACATTATAATTATCTACAGTACTTATTAAATACAAGATATTTTTGGTTTTTGGTTTATTTTCCTCTCTGTCTATGGGAACACATAAATCAGAAAACAATTCAATAAAACGATATCCTATAAAACCAGATCCACCAAAGATAGAAATTTTTTCATTTATCATATTTTTATTCTCGGTTTAACTATAAATTCAAAGTCTATAGTTTAACCAAATAAATCTTGTCTAAAAATTTTACATTTCCTGCATTTGTTCTGTCATCAAAGCACCAACAATTTCAATTTATTTTTTAAATGGAATCCAGCCTTGTGTATTTAAAAAAGCATTAAACATACCACCAGTCCATCTCCTTACGCCGAATTCTTTTTCCATTGTATTGTCGTCTATAAAATACACTTTAGAATTATTCGAAAAAAATCCTTGAAGAAAGCAAAAAGTTCCAGAACTCAAAACAATATTTTTACATTGACTTGCATATCTGATCGTATAGCTAGGAGATCCATGAAACAGCTTTAGATTATATTTCTCCATCAATCTAAGAACAATTTCATCGTTTGGGCTATCACTAGAAATAACACCATTTTTAAAGTCAATTTTTTCTATTGTCTCTGAATAATATTCGAAAGGAAGAGATACTACATTTTTAATATCTCCCAATCTGACACCAACAAAAAGGTCACAATTTGTCTCGATTGGTTTTGGAATGATGTATGTTTTATATTTGTTTACAACATCTTCTTGCTCAAAAATCTCTTTCCATTGGAAATAATCATTTACATGAATATTGCTTTGTATCGGTGTGTTAATGTAATAAAGAACATTCGCATCGACTATTTCCACAAAATTGTCGTATGTTTTTTTACCAGATATTCTATTTACTATAAAATCAGAATCTATATTCTCTGGTAGACTATTTTCAAAAACAAGGTCATTTTTGTGTGCAAGATATTGTGCCATCAGATAAGTTACAATATTATTGCCCAATCTTCCACGATATGTTATGCTTACACTCATTTCAACCACTCATCTATTTTTATTTTTGGTTCCCAGTTTAATATTCTTCTAGCTTTTTCTATATTTGCTAGAGTGTTTCTGGCCTCACCTAGTCTTGCAGGGATGTGTGTATAGTTCTTTGATATCATCTGTGCTATTTCTAGAATTGAGTAGTTTTTTCCAAATCCAATATTAAAAATCTCCCCATTCAATTTGTTCTGGTTTTTCATTGCTAAAATATTAGCTGCAACCACATCCTTGACATGAATGAAGTCTCTTCTGTTCAATCCATCGCCAACCACCGTAAGACTTTCATTGTTTTTTAGTTGATCCAAAAATATTCCGATCACAAGAGAGTATGGTCCAGAAACAGGACTTCTTTCCCCATAAACATTAAAATACCTGAATATGCAAGCATCCAATCCATACAATTTGTTGAAACATTTAATCATTTCCTCTCCTGCGTATTTTGTGGCAGAATAAGGATTTAGACAATCTATTTTGGTATTTTCATCAGTGGGCAATTCTTCGGTCAACCCATATACGGCAGAAGTCCCGGAGTATATTACTCTTTTTATTTTGTGTTTTACACTCGCCTTTAGGACATTTGTCGTTCCCAAAACATTTATTTCTACTGCTCTTGTGGGGTTTTCTATTGAGGGCTGAATTCTGGCTTCTGCGGCAAGATGAAACACATGATCCACGCCTTCAAACAGAGGTTCAATTTTTTCATAGTCTGTAATGCTTAATTTATGGTATTTGGCTTCATTTCTGTAATAAAAGGTTCCGTTGTTTGCACTTAAATCGTCTATTACAGTGACATCATAGCCACCATCGAGCAGGGAATCAACAAGATGACCCCCTATAAAACCACATCCACCAGTCACTATTGTTTTCATATTTTATTTTCCAAAAAATTCCCCAGCACTCTGGAACCGGTATAATCGACAGCATAAGGCAATCTCCACATCTTCAAATTTTTCATGAACGCCTCAAGTTTGTCGTGATTCTTGTTTGTGTATAACATCAAGAATCCCCCCCCACCAGCTCCTATTATCTTTCCACCCAAAACATTGTATTTTTCAATTACTTCCTCATAAACCTCATCAACGAAATTTAAACTTATTTTAGGTGATAATTGTTTTTTTAATTTCCAATATTCATCCAAAAGAATACCGTATTCATCGTAATTTTTGTTAGTTAAAATTTCGATTGTTCTATAGCCATATTCTTTTATGGTGTTCAGAAGATATTCGGTATTTCCTTTCATCTTCTGCTGGTCTTGGAGGATATCAGATGCACTTCTTTTGATATTCAACGAATACACATGGACATTTGAAAGAAATTCATTTACATCATTATATGCCATATTAAGAGTATTGGTTTTAACTGTGCCATCTTTTGATATATCGAATATTTTAATTCCACCATATGAAGCGATGTATTGATCTTGTTTTCCGACAGGCTCTTTAAGGGTCTCTATTTCGATCTTGCATGCCTCTTCTGCAATTACAGAAGGCTCGATATTCATTCTCTTATACTCTCTAATGGCCTTCAGCAAGCCAACCAGAAATGTTCCCGATGATCCGAGACCAGAGTTCGCAGACAAGTCGGCACAACTGTTTATTTCCAATCCTGTCTCTATTTTGTGGAGTAACAGGGCTTCTCTGGCCCTAGAATGCTTTAATAATGATACATTTTCTACCGTCTCTATTTCTGAATATCTCAGTTTACAAAGTTTATCGAAATAATCAGGTTTTAGAGTTATGTAAAGATACTTGTCTATTGCCATCGATACGACAAGTCCACCGTTTTTTTCGTAGTATGATGGAAGATCGGTGCCACCACCACCTAAAGTAAATCTAAATGGAGTTCTGGTTATTATCATAGTGTAAAGTTAGATGCCAATGCGTCATTGTAGAACATTTTCACGGTATCCAAAGAATACTCTGTAAGATCCTTATTTTGAAGTGACAACTTAGACAGTAAATCTGGTGTCACGGTTATAATATGACAACCTATCTTATCTGCCTCATAAATGTTAAAAACCTCTCTTGGACTAGCCCAAAGAATTTTAACATTCTTTGGCATTGTCTTAATCGCATATTTCATAATAGGTTTTGGATCAATTCCTGTATCAGCTATTCTTCCTGCAAAAATAGAAAGGATAACTTCGGTTTGTGATTCCAAGAAAGGCTTTAGTTCGTTGATTTGTTTTTTTGTGAATACTGCCGTGACATTCACTTTTATGCCGGAGGACAAAAGATTTTTAATGATGTGCTTTGTCGATTCACCTTTGGTATTTGTCACTGGAATCTTGACAGAAATGTTGGATCCATAAGATGATATGACATTTGCTTGTCTTTTCATTTCGGGAAGCTTATCGGCAAAAACTTCAAAAGAGATCGATACATCTTTTATGACTTCAGTTATCTCTTTTAGGAATTGAAGATAATCTGTCACCCCGGCTTTTCGCATCAAAGTTGGATTTGTTGTGAAACCACATACAAGTTTATTTTCCTTGTATGTTTTGATTATTTGCTCTTTTTCGGATCCATCCGCATAAATTTGAATTTTCATTTTTTATCCTTTAGTGATGTAACGATGAGATGCCACAGTATCCCTTGCCACTCTTCTGCGTGTGGTGTTATTGTATCATCATTTAACACCGGGATCAATATACATGAGTCTGATTTTTGTAGTGAGTAACCGCCATTTCTGCTGACTATGGAAAGAATTTTAGAGTTCACTTCTTTAGCATAATCTATGGCTTTTACTATATTTCTAGAAGTGGTTTCCGACCCCCCACCTACAGAAAAAATCACTATTGCATCATTTGATGATAATTTTGATATTTTTAACCAGTTTGAAAAACAAGTATCCCAACCATCATCGTTTATTCTTGCTGTGAGCTCAGATGCATTGTCGGTTATTGCATAACTCTCTATTCCGAGTATCTTTCTAAAATCGTTGACCGCATGAGATGCATTTGCGGAACTACCACCGACACCGAGGAAAAATAAACGACCTTTTGATTTTTTTACTTGATCGATATGTTGCTGAAAATTGTATATTTGATCAACAGAAATTTTATCTGCAATAGATTTTACATCTTTTAAATAACATTCTATAAAATTTTTTGTCATAAATCACCTAATTTGTTTATTCAATAATAAAACATGCCTGAGAGTATGTCGAGGGTTGATATACAACGCAGCTATAATTGAATTTCGTGTCTAATAGAAATTCTGCAAAAGCTTTGATTTCATGCTTTCTATAATCCGGATAATCATTAATTTCATCAAACATGATCATTGTATCTTTTGTTATTCTCGGTGTCAGCAGAGTCAAGACTGTTTTTGTTGATGAATATAGATCAGCATCTAAATGAATAAAATCAACCTCACCTTGGTGGGTTTTCAGGAATGGGAGAAGGCTGCTATCAAAATAACCTTTAATTAGTTTTATGTTTGAATTCCATGGTTTTGTATTTCTTGTTGGGGATGGGTCGTATTCGCTTTGATGTTCTCCGAATATTGCACCCATAGGGATTTCTCCGTTTAAGTTAAAAGCACCTTTTGAATTCTGCGAATCCCATTGTTCTGGCAACCCCTCGAAACAATCAAACCCATAAAACTTCTCATTTGGTTTCAATTCTGCAAAATGCTGTAAACTTCTTCCTCTGTATACACCAAACTCTAGCCAAAGCCCGCCCGTCTTTCTGGTGTGTTTCATGCATTCTGTTCTATATGAGATGCTGAACTGGTAATCCTGTGGGTGTCTTATTTTACAGTTAGATAAAGACACCAATATTTCGTCAATTTTATTTTCTATGATTGTATCTAGACTCATGATTTGCACCTTTTTCTTAATTCGCTTGATGACCATTCGTGTTTTCTTTCATGGTAGTAAATGGTCTTGCAGTGTTTCTCACCTGTTATGTATTTCCCTTTGGCATCAGAACCCAGTATCCTTATATCTGGTTTTATGTTTTCTAGCAATTCATCAAGATCTTTTTCTGTTTTATAAACAACAATTTCATCAACATATTTTGTTGATTTTAATTGAATATATCTTTCCTCTAATGATTGTATTGGTTTATTTTTAGTCGGTCTATCTACAGAGGGATCTTCTTGCAGTGCTGCTATAAGGTGATCGCAAACCGATTTAGCTTCTTCAAGATACATGCAGTGTCCTGCGTGAAGGAGATCAAAGCAGCTTGCAACGAATCCTGTAATTTTGATTCCTTCATTTTTTCTCCATGTAGAAGATGTTATTGCTTTATCATCAACAAATAGATCATAACTCGGTTTACCTTTGGCTATTAGTTTATGAAACTTTAATCCCCAACCTTCTAACTGATTTTTTGTCAATTCGGTATAATCTATTCCGGAAGAAGAACCTCTGGCTGTAAAAATTGTTATCTCATGGCCTGCGTCGAACAATGAATTTATCTTATCAATCATTTTTTGATAAGGAACAGCTTCTGCGTATTTTCTTGTTGAAGGAGTTATACAGATTGTTTCATCTAGATCAAAACAGTATTTCATATAAGAGGGTTTCCAATTAATTCTAAAAACTTTTGTTCAACTTTTTTATAGTGATATGTTGAATTGTACTTCTGCCATACCTTGTCTGCCATCTCTTGATAATAGTTTTTATTCTGTAGCAGCATCATTTCATGAAAATATTCTTCTGCGGAGTATGTCATTTTGCCACACCCCTCTATTTGTTCAACATGCCCTAGATTAGATCCATCTCCAATAAACGAAATTATTGGTTTTTTGTGATACATTGCCTCTGTTATGCTGGCTGAGCAGACTTCACCATCAATTCTGCAATGAGCATAAACATCTATACCGTCGAGGAAATCATGAATTTCATCGACAGATGAGGTTGATTCCATGAATATAACATTTTGTATAGAATTTTGTTTACAATATTGCCTGTGTATATCACTACCACCTAATATGGCATAGTAAATGTTCGGATTTTTTATCTTAGAGAATGCATCTAATGAAATGGTAGAGCCAACTCCTTTTGCTTGATGTAACCCAAATACAAATGCATCATTTGGTATTTTGTATCTTTCCCTGAAAGATACAGTCCATGTATCTGGGACATAAACCAATCCCGGTATGATTTCTAATTTATTAGGATTTCCGCCATTTTCCAACCACTTATTAGCTTGCCATTTGCACAAAAGAACTGATTTTTTTATGTTTGGCTTGTCATATGACAACACACCGTGAATAGTGTGAATTATTGGTATGTCATTCAGTATGTTATACGGATATTCTTCTCTTCCATCATTAGCAGTGACTAAACAGTGATAATCAGATTGATTGAATAATTTTTCAAAATCAGAATTAATCCATTTTTTTAATGTCTTATATTCTACTGTTATGGGAATTAAATTGATGTTATTTTGTTTTAACAAATTAATTCTATCCGGACTATTCTCTGGATGTACAAAAGCGGTATCTAATGGTGGTGCAGAATTTGTATAAAAAAAATCAATACTATGATTGTATTTTTTATACAGTAATGCTATGGTTTGTAAATATTTTTGGGTTCCACCATTTGCTAAGCCAGCAAATTTACAAAATGCTATTTTTTTCATTTCAATATCCTTTACAATCAAACCCCATACTCGTCTTCTATTGGAAGAATATTCATCCATTCAGATCGTGAATCATATTTTTTATCTATCCGATCTATAGTTCCTTCAAGTATGTGATTGCATGTTTGAACGAATAAGTCTATGTTTCTTTGGAGTCTAGACTGATACAGATGATATATTTTATTTTCATACAGTGTTCCAATTCCATAATAACCATATGAAGAAAGTCTCCATATTCCACCCGAAGGAATCTCCTGAAACGAGGAAGGGAAATACATTTTAATTCTTTTTTCTTTTTCTACTGCGGCTCTGGTTATTTCTTGTCCCACATCAGATCTTTCATTATTAATACAATTTGGTCTCCCCAAATTTTCATACATTTCCTTACTAATTCCAATAAAAGACGGTGCACAAAATAAATCATGCTTAGCTTTTATACAGTTAGTTACTTGTGCATTTCCGACTAAATATCCTCTTTGACAATAACCTATAGTTTCTAGTATAAATTCTCTTTTCAAAGGAACACAATCTACATCGAGAAAAATAATAATATCAGCTGTGGTAGAACTCAATACACTATTCATCCATTGACCATGATTGGCATTTTTTATTGTGTAAAAAACCGGTATGTCAAAATGGGACATTACCTTTTTGTGGGTTTCTAATATTATTGGATTATTATTTTCCCAGCTTAAAGTATGAATTTGTACTTGCATCATTACCTCAATGTACTTTTGAATATACCATATTCTGAACCTTGTCTCACCAAACTGGGTTCCCACCAATATACGGCATGATTGTGGAAATAGTGCTGATATCCAAGCTCCCAATCTGAAATCAGATGAAATGGGAACCAAGTATTGGCTAAATCATCAATTGCTTTCTTCTTCAAAAGAATGGAGTCCGCACATCTGGATGCAGGATGGCTCTTTCTGTAAGCAACTTTGTCCGCTTGGATTTCTTCTGGTTTCAGGTTTGCTCCGCTGCCGAAATAAATGATCTCCCAATCCGTGGGGGTCTTTGACAGATATTCATAAAATAAACCATCAAAGTTTTCACATAAGAAAACATCGTCCTCGAATATTAAAAAATATTCCTCATTTACATTCGACAACTCTTCAAAAACCTTCCCAAACTTTATTGTCAAGGAAATTTCAGCTATATTCAATTCTTTCTGTGAATTGAACTTTAGATTCCATGGAGATATTTTCTTTTCTACCGTGGCTGGATCTAGATGTTTTTTTGTGCAATATTTGGCTATCGTTTCATCAGTCAGGATGTTTCCGTCATATTTCTGATAAAAGGAATATCTAGAAAACCCAAATTTTTCCATCTGGGAAAGCATGTTTGCTTTTCTCTCAACCAGTGGAGTATAATGGAGTATGGTAGTTTTAATATCAATTGGCATGTCGATTCCTTATCATATCGATCCACCATGATACCTTAAGCATATCATAGTTCCAAGGATAAACTAGATATTTTTCATAAAAACTATTCAAAAGTTCTTCATTCAATTCTCTGTAGTCATCTACGAATAAAATGGGAAGATTCCCTTCAAGATTACAATGTGTACTGTGTCTGATAACGACAGGTATAACTCCACAATACAATGCTTCCCACATTCTATGTGTGTCAACACCATTACCTCTAGGACATATTATGAACTTGTGGTCTAGGAGTTCTTCTCGATATGCACTGATTTCTCCCAGTGGATACGGTTTCCTGACGGTGCACCATTCCTTTCCGGAGAAATGGTCATAAAGCCATGCCCTGCTGACTGGATGTGTTTCTATTCTGTGGTTTAAATAGAGCAATTTGGTGGGAGACTGAGACTTAATAAAATCTTTCGATTTCATCGTTATACCACAATATGAATTTGCAATCCCCAACGGAATCGAATTGGCTTTTTGTGTTTCACAATTGATACCCCACCACTTTATTGGTCTATCCTGAATGAAATTTGCCATCTCTTCAGTTATAGAATAATCGCTGTCATGGGTGACTATTGTGAAAGGAACTTTGTGGTCATGTAGCTGTTGTATTGCTAAGAATAGTTGCAAGATGTAATCTGTCTTGCAGAATATAAGTTCTCCCGGCTTGATTTGTTGTGGGAATGAATTGAATGCTGTTCTGGCAGAACCATCGACATCGACCATTTGTGCGAACACATGGTCACACTTACTGGCAAAATTCTGGCCTGTTAATATTTCTGCGGAATCAAACATTCAAATCACCATGATAATAAGAAAGAACTTCTTTTATTTCTTTTTCGTGATCTTTATATGGTCTTAGTGAATGACAATCCTTAAATGAATATCTGTCCTTGACCGCGTTGCATGTTTCCCAATTAGTACGATCAAATCTATGATTAAACATTCCTGTATAAATGAACTTAATATTGTTTTCAGAAACCTTTTTACGAAGTACACTTGTAGTATACTCTTCTTCTGCTCCCCAGTTATTCATCCCTTTCAAGTGTGGTGCCCACATGGACTGATCTTTTCCCAGATTCAATGAATTTAATCTAACTATTTCTTCTTCCCATGTCGGCAACATCTCGAAGATTTTTTGAAAAGCCTTTCCATAATTCACATGGTAACAAACAGATAAATTACAATTTCCCTGCAACCAGTCATCAAATTTACCTGTTACTCCATTTGCATTTAAGTGAATGTGTGTATTGTCATCTAAGTTCATGCTGTTTAGACTAGTTGTAAAATAATCTTTGTTTAAAGGGAACATGTCGATATCACTCGTCATGCAAACCTTGTCTGGATATTTTCCAGTGAAGAAAAATCTAGACCATTGAGTTTGGAGATATTCGGGCACTATATCGACGCTTTTTACTCTTATCACTTCTCCCCATTTGTCGCTTATATTTGCTTCATCTGGATTCTTGTCGATATAAACAAGAACAGGATCAATTCCCATTTTTTTCTTCCAAATATATGAGAGCATATCCCAAAAGTCAAAATATAACGGATTTGTGTTTGTGGAGACTATAACTTTTTCAATTTTCATTTTGAATCTCTTGTGTGCAGAATATAATAGTCACTTTCATTACTTTCTTTATATTGTAATCCCCATTGAGTCGGATCCGGTAACATTGTTATATTATGTTTTTTAGTCAACAAACTCCATATAGATTGATCGTGGCGGTGTTCATTGAATCCCGGCTCAACCCATCCATCTATATTTGGCTCATCTGATATAAGATGATAATTAGTGGCAAGATTTAAATATTCTTTGAAAAACAAATGACTGAATTTTGTCTTTCTAACACCAGCAAAACTTGCCATTCTTTGGGGAGTATCCCTGTAATTTGGTTCATTCATTTGCATATGAATGAACACATCTCTTTTTGTCCAATATTTTTCCAAATGCTTTCCTGTCAGAGAAAAACAGACTATTCCCTTTTCATCTTGTTTTATTTTGTCAAAGATAGGTTTCATATTATTAATGAATATGGATCCAGAATCAGAATAAAAAAGAATATCATCGTCATTCATGGTGTGTAATATTTTATCCATGAAATATGGTTTCCACAACCAGTATCCCGCACCCCTTCTTTCAGAAAGAGTCTTGCTATTTTCTTTTTTAAAGACCGGATCTATTTCCACATCTGACATTTTATATACGACATTGAAGCCTGCTGCTAGACCTGAACACGAATTTTTTAGCTGTGATTCAATAAATCTACCGCTCGCATAATTAAGTAAAATATTATTTGGCATATTGTATAGACTCCGATGTAGAATCACTGTATTTGTAAAAATGAAGAATCTTCGGTATGTGTGTTTCAGACTTTACATTCGGGTACATTTTCATACACCAAGCCAGATCTTCCCCGTATGAAGAGGGTTCAAATCTTGCTTTCTTGGCTATATCCCTGTGCCAGAAACACATATGGTACGGGGGTCGCAGAAGGTGTAATGTCCCTGCCCCGGGAATGTAAGGCTGGTGGGGGTTGGTCATCTTGAAATTGACCGTGAACTCCTTGCCGTTCACTGAACAGTGCTGGTCAAATGTTATGACATCCGATGGAGTCTTTTCCATCGCACTTATCAGGGAGTCGATATAGGTGTCGGACACATCATCGTCATCGTCCAAGAAACCTATCCATTTGCCCCTAGCCATATCGAGCAGTGCCTGTCTCTTTTCCCCAATCGTCATGCTCTTGTTGTCAATAAGACACAAGATCTCAACCTGGGGCTTTCCTTCGGCTTGCTTGAGCAGTTTTTGATATTGAGGAATAAGATACTTTTCCAGCCTGCTGGGAATGGAAAGAATCAATACGCTAAACAAGACATCATTTGGATTGGTTGGCATTAGTTATAACCAGATCAAAGTTTTTTGCTTTTCTCTCCTGAAATGTCTTGCCGTCTACGGAATACATCTCGGGATTCTCGTTTCTTGCATGCAATTCATCGAACGGCTGTCCTGTCCAGACATGTTTTATGATGCACATTGGACTTATAGCCAGTTTGCCGATCATTGCACACACTTGCGTCTGTTCATTGTCACAGAACAATGACTTATATGCTGGGTGGTAAATATACCCGAATTTCCTGTAAAGAGGAAACCCCATGACGGTTAGAGTCATTAGCATATCTTCCTTTGCTCTCAATCCATCCCAGAATTTTATTGCCCCGAAGAAGTCAGGAAATGTCCCAGCGAAAGTCTGGAATATGATGTCATCATATCCTTGCATCTGAGGAACCATATCGTCAGAAGCAAGAAGCAACACATCACCATTTGCATTTTCCATGTTGGCATTGCATGCTTCTATTTTATTCTTTGAATTGCCATAGAAACACTTGATGTTTGCCTTTTCCTGCTTTTCTGCAAACCAAGATTTGATATTTTCATTGTTCATCGTAGGATCGTTGTGATCCATTGAAACGATAAACTCCACATCATGCTTTCCCGAAAGCATGTCCACATATTTCTCAAATACAGCCTTGAACTTCTCTGGTCTGTTTCTAGTGGGAAACTTTATGACCAACTTACTCATCCGGTCCTCCGTACTTGAATTCCTTGCCAACTGCTTCTTCCAGTTTCTCCATCACCGCAGAGGTAAAGTATTTCTCTGGGTTCTCGTTGATGTTCTTCTCGAATGCGGTGGTGCCATCCGGGAGCTCGATACGGGTCGAAACTTTCTTGAATACACCATGCTTCAGTGCGATGTCTACGAGTCCATAGTAAGGATTCAATCCAGTTTCAAAGTTCAATTGAACATCGACTTCTCGATTTTCCTTGGTGAAACGGCTCTTGTATGTCTTGCAATGAATGATGTTTCCGACTACTTCTCCGGTTGCGTCTTTGTCTTTCTTTTTAGAAAGGTAAATAATGGTGGAAGCGGAGTATTTAAGTCCTTCTCCTCCGGACATGTCACGGGTGGGCACATATGCACCCACGACACTGTAGGTGTGGTTCGTAACCACCAACGGTATGCCCGCTTTTCCCAACTTGACGGAAAGGACACGAAAGGTCGAACGAATGCCTTGGGCTCTCGTCATGTCCCTGACATTCTTGCCCTCTCCTGCATCCGTCACCTCCTTCTCCGTTGACAACATTCCCAGAGAATCGAGAACGAACATCATGGGAATGCGATCCTCTTCCTTTTGTTCGAGCACCTGTTCCACAATCTTGAGTGACTGATGCTTAAACTTTTCGATGGTGGAAACCGGGAACACGGCAACTCGGTTTCCGTCGATCCTGCGGCTTTCAAACATTTCAGTGGTGACGGCTTGCTCTGTGTCGAAATAAATCACAGCACCCTTTGGATTGTCCTTGAGGAACTGCTCGACAAGACTGAGAGCGAACCAAGTCTTTCCTGTGCTTGATTCCCCTGCCAGTGCAGTGATCTTGTTCCCGGGAATACCCCCGTAAAGAGAACCCGAAACGAGTGCGTTAAATGCGAACGAACCGGTGTTCAAAAACCCGGCGACATCCGCATCGAGACCCGCTTCAACGATAGCTGCATCTTCATTACCCGAATTTTTGATAATTTGTTTGAGAAAATCCATGATGACTCCATTATGCAAAGAAACTTTCAAGGCTAGCCTTCTTCTCAGCAGACCAGCCGATACAATTCACAATAGTATTTAGGGGCTCTAGAAAGCTTTTTTCAAATTGAGCCTTACGATCTACAAATCTGTGCAAATCTAGTTCTGGTGGTAGGCTAACAGGAAAAGAAAAGACATGATTCCCGATAGGATTTGGTGCCTTTAGATAAACAAACTTGATCTTTTCTCCCTCACGAATCAGAGGATATTTTCTGCCAAGCTTTTTGTCTTTCTTGATTTGCTCATTGTATAGCAAAGATCCCTTGACGGCGATCGGGGTTCCCTTGGCATAGATCTTGGCAGCATCCGCATATTTTCGCATTCCATTACAACTTCGGGGGAATGAAATGTCCTCTACCGGGAGTTTATTGAACTTTTCCCTGAATTCTGAAACGAATTTCTGAAGGGTTTGTTCATCCCCGTTCATGATGATCCGTATAGCCTCTTTAAGAGCCTCACGGACGGTTTTTGGAGTAGACGACCGGGTAGTCTCGATGCCCATGATCTTCTGTTCTGGGGCATCTAGGACGATCCCATCCTCACCCATGACGACATTCAACATGTAACGCTTCTTTGCGGTCCAAATACCACTATCTGCTATGCATTCACGCTTCATTTGGAGCACATCCTCCACGCCACCAAGAATGTCGGTCAATTCCTCGAATTTCTTGTCAATAAATGGCTGAATAATCTTGGTACATGCCTTATCCAAGAAAACAAGCACTTCATTATTTGAAGGCTCTTTTTGGAAGGATCTCTTCACCAACTCATCGAGGCAGATATACACAGAGTCTGTATCGCTGGCGAGTACATAGTCTATGCCCTCAGTTTTGAGGGTTTTGTTAAGGAATTCGTTCAGTGCCTTTTCAATCCAACGAATGACGAACTGTCCCGTTAGAGTGATGGCTTCGGCAAGACGGAGGTCATAGTGTCTGAAATACTCATTCCCAAGAGCACCGAAGCAGGAATTCAAAGTCACCTTGAATGCCTGTTGCTTCGTCTTGGCAATAGAGACCTCTGTGTGAAGCCTCTTCTTTTCCTGCTCATCGGTGCAAGTCTTGAGTTTTGCAGACGCTTCAAGCATTCTCTGCTTGTAGATCTTTCTCTCGGTGTACAATTTTTTCATCAATTGCGGAAGGAACCCCTCGATGTCTTTACGATAAGTTGTGCCATTTGCAGCGGTGCAGACCAGTCGGGACTTTCGTTCCTTGAGATCCTTGATATCAGTTCCTGCCAACAGCAAATCTGGATTGATCGAACCACGGATACCTTCATCGGTGATTGTATCCGGTCCTAGATTGAGAAGAATGATGTTGCTTGGATATAGGGAATTGATGTCAAACGACACCACCCACTTGTGCTTGCCGACTTGAGGTTCCTTCACATATGCCCCAGTAAATTGAGCACTCTTCTCTCCCTCTTTCTTCTGGGGAATCACGATGTTCTTTTCCAGAAGAGCGTTATATGTCAGAACATCCCATAGTCTTACCTGTGAGAACACATCATTCATGTTGGTTTTGGCAAGATACGCCATCGTCATGGCAAGCTCGATCAGCTTAAGCTTTTCTTCAAGCCTCACGACGAGATGAACATCCTTTGCGTTATATTCCATGAACTTCTGAAAGTTCTTGGTGTAGAAGTCCTGAATAGTATCATACTCTGCGTATGAGATTTTCTTTTCTCCAAGCTCCACTTCTGCAATATGGTCCAACTTGTAAGATTCGCGAGTGACGAAAGTAAACTTGCGGTAAAGATCGAAGTAGTCTAGAACAACCCGACCAACAAGGTCATAGACTGTGTTCATCTTGCCCATGACTTCAACCTTACGGTCACGGATGCTCTTCCATGGGGAAAGTTCGCGAGCGGTTTCCTCGCCGAACACGACGGTGTACCTGTTCACCAGATAAGGGATGTCGAAGAAGTTGACATTCCATCCGGTGATGACATCAAGATCAATTTCTTTCCAGAACTTAAGGAAATGCTCAAGCATGTCCTTTTCATTCTGGAACTTTACAGATTCATGATTTTCTTGGAAGATGTGGAAATTCCCGACCCCGAAAACATAAGTCTCATCACCGATTCTTACGGTGATCGCAATGATTTCCTCATTAGCGAGTTCGACATTTGGGAACCCATGTTCACATTTGGTTTCAATATCAATGAATCCAACACGAATAAGCGTTGGATCAAAATCAATTTCGCCCTTGTAATTCTTGGCGATGTATTGATATGTCGGGTCGATATCCCCGAAGATCTCGAAATTTGAGACTCCTTCGTAGCTCTGAATGAACTCTCTGGTTTCCTGTAAGTTCCCGGGGTGGATCTCTTTGACATATGCACCATGGATGGTGCGATAGTCCGTAGGTTTGTCTGATGGAAGGAAAAGAGCAGGAAGGAAAGGTTCCATCCTGCTCACTCTCCTGCCGTTCTCAATGCCACGAAAGAGGATCTTTGATCCGCGAGTTGCTACATGCGTATAGAAATTCATGAACTCATTATATCACAGATCAGGACTGATTCAACTGGCTCTTACG